AAAACCGCGCAAAGTTATCATGGCCATGTTTATGTGGATGAGTATTTCTGGATCCCGAAATTCGATGAGCTAAACAAACTCGCGTCAGCCATGGCGACGCATAAGAACTGGCGCAAAACCTACTTCTCCACCCCTTCAGCAAAAACGCACCAGGCTTACACATTTTGGACCGGTGACCAATGGCGCAGAGGCCGTGATACTCGCACCAACATTGAGTTCCCTACCTTTGACGAATACCGAGATGGCGGCCGACTCTGCCCAGACAAGCAGTGGCGTTACATCGTCACAATTGAAGATGCCGCTGCAGGAGGCTGTGAGCTTTTTGATATTGATGAGCTGCGCGACGAATACAGCAAAGACGATTTCGATAATCTGTTTATGTGTATTTTCGTCGATGGCGCCAGTTCCGTCTTCAAGTTCTCAACCCTTGAAAAAGCCATGGTGGACATTAGCCGGTGGCAAGACTTCAAGCCAAATGACAAAGACCCCTTCGATCGCCGTGAAGTTTGGCTGGGGTACGACCCAAGCCGGACCCGAGACAACGCCTGTTTAGTTGTCGTAGCACCGCCCATTGTTGCCATTGAAAAATTCAGAGTACTTGAAAAGCACTATTGGCGAGGGCTGAACTTTCAGTACCAGGCACAGCAAGTCTCTAAAGTGTTTGAGCGTTATAACGTGAGCTATTTGGGTATCGATACAACAGGCATTGGCGCGGGTGTCTATGACTTGATTAACAAGAAGCACCCACGTGAAACCGTGGCCATTCAATACAGCAATGAAAGTAAGAACCGGTTGGTGATGAAGATGATTGATGTGGTCGAAGCCAACCGCATTCAATTTGATGCTGAGCACAAAGATATCGCTATGGCATTCATGGCCATCAAGCGAGCGACCACCAACAGCGGCAACAACATGACCTTCAAAGCAGAGCGCAGCGAGTTAACCGGGCATGCCGATGCCTTTTGGGCGATTTCCCATGCCTGCATTAATGAGCCGCTCGATCACTCTGAAAAACGTAAATCAACTTGGCAGATGTAAATCAATGACTGAACAGATAACAGAAATAATCACGAAAGAATCCGCTAATGATGAAAGCTTGATGTTTAGCTTTGGTGAGCCAGAAATCATGGACCGTGATTTCACCAACTACGAATACAACGAGCTTTACTACAACGAAGACGGGAACTACTGGGAACCACCACTCGATAGAGCGGGCTTGAATAAACTGACTCGTGCTAACGCTTATCACGGTTCTATCTTAATGGCTCGCCGTAACATGATTGCGGGCCGTTACACCCAAGGTGGAATGCAGAAGCAGCAAATGCAATCAGCCGTGCATGACTTCTTAGAATTTGGTGATACTGCCCTGCTTAAGCTTCGTAACTACTTTGGCAAAGTCATTGGACTATGGCCTATTCCTACTATGTATTTACGTAAACGTAAGAACGGTGACTTTGCTTTCCTAGAGCGGGATGACAAACAAAAGAGTTACAAGAAAGAAGACGTCATATTCATCAAACAATACGATCCAGTTCAGCAAGTCTACGGTGGACCGGATTACCTTGGTTGTGTCCAGTCTGCTTTGCTTAGCCAGGACTCCACCACGTTCCGTCGCCGTTACTATAAGAACGGTTTGCACATGGGTTTTATCTTCTATGCGACTGACCCAAACTTGAGTAAAGACGATGAGGAAGACCTAAAGCAGAAGATGGCTTCAAGTCGTGGTGTGGGGAACTTCCGGTCGATGTTCATCAACATTCCAAACGGCAACGAAAAAGGGATTCAACTCATACCTGTTGGCGACATTGCGACCAAAGATGAGTACGAGAAAATTAAGAACGTCACCGCCCAAGAGGTGATCACCGGCCATCGCTTCCCTGTTGAACTGGCTGCTATCATTCCAAACGGTGGTACGCGTGGTGACCCGATTAAATTTGATTACGTTTACTGTAAAAACGAAGTGATACCCGCTTGCGAAATGTTCATGGATGCAGTGAACAGCGACCCAGAAGTACCAGAACACCTGCATTTGACCTTCAATTTGGACAATGTCGCGGCCTAAGTAGCATGTTGTTTTTTGCAATTACGTTTTTGACTGCAATTTACGCTCAGCCCTTTCTTCATAAGGGCTGAGAAACAACTCAAACGATCGTCACAAAACACAAACGATCATTAAAAAATCTACCTAAAACACAAAAATACATATATTTCAGATAGTTAGAAAAACCAACCAGATCAACACTGATCGTCAGAATTTCAATTCCTTTCAATTTTTTGCACTCTTCGCAATTTTATTAGGCACTCTTTAAGCCATTCTGAGCACGACTAACTTAATGCAAGCCCCGTTATTCCTAAAGGGCTCGCGGCTTGTTAGCTTTCGACTACGGCTGCAGAATTTCACTGAAATAGAATTGCGAAAAGATGGGATCAAAAACGTCGCAGGTGGGGAGGAGGAGTGCGTTTTCCGTGGGTTGGTTACGCTTTCGGTGAATTGAGGAGACAGGCGTAAAAAAGCCACGGCAGGCCGTGGCTTTAATTAATTAGCCTAATATGTCGATGTAGATACAATTACCTTATAGCAAGTCTGATAAATGTCTCTTACGCTTTTTAGGGTAATTTAAAACTATTACGCTTTCTGGTGATTATTTTTGAATGTTCTAGAATGGCTATTTTATCCCGTAATGAATCTATGACAATACGCGCTGTTATCGCTCCCAAGTAAACACCAGAAACAATACCTACTACAAAGGGGGATAAATCTAAAACATCACCAGTACCCAACGCTTTAACATATGCTAAGTAAAGCATTAGTATTGCGGGAACAATCCCCAACTTATCAACGAAACCAACAAGAAAACCGACTCTTGTTTCCAGGTACCGAATTCTGTTTTCAAACAGAGTTTTGACATAATCAACACTATCGCTATTGAAAGCTGAAATTTTCTCGGCTATTGGATACTCTAACCTGTACTTATCATTGATGCTTTTTAAGGTTTCTTTTGTGGCTCCCACAAAAAACTGTACTGTCGAAATAAATGAAGATAAGCAATACAATACAAGAAACCCAAAGAACGCAAATAACGATATGTAAGATACTGTCACCGTCCCGAAAATAGCTGAACCAAAAGCAATAACTAACGACAGAACTCCAGCCAAAAATGACAGAGCTTCCAACCTATTATTCATAAAGAAGCGCTTTAGATCATGTATGGAGCTCTCGTTTGATACAAAGCTCTCAATGATCGAGTTAACTTCATGGTTATTCAAATTTCCTCCTATTACTCTAAAGCTCCACTTAGGGTATGAACAATACCGAAGCTTCTAGCAATCACTTAACAAACTTAAGCGAACTGTGACGATACCACGCGTTGCAAATCACTCTTGTACTATCCCAGATCAATCCCATGTCCATTCTATACACTTGTGATAACGGAACTTGTATGTTCTATGTAATAGCCAATAAACAGAATCCCACTCTAAGAATGAAGGGTTACCTGGTGACATTTTAAGAAACAAATTCTCTACCCTCAACATGCCATCTAAGTGATCATAAGTAAGCCCAAAATCGACATTGCCCATTTCCCCACTAAGGTTATATTTTACGCGATGAAAGAATAACTTTAGCTTTTCAAAGCTAATCTGAAAACGCTCACTAAAATGTGTCCCACCTAAATTAATAGTTTTAGGAACTCCATTTCTTCTTGCTTTCAACAACTCAACAGGTAGGCAATAAAATTTATCAAGCCGACCTTCATGATCAAGTTTAAATATCACATAAAAATCAGGTTTAGACCCTTGCTTGGCATTTACTTTGCTTTTTCTTGTTGCTTTGATTTCAATTTTCATGCCTAAAAAATCGATATCCCAACCTTCGTGGCATGGGTCGAACTTGTTTAAGTCTTTCCCTCCAAAAATGGCGAGAAAGGCTTGCTCTGTATATCGATTAATTACACTATTATCGTGTCTCTGTAAATTTTGTTTTCGGATAGCAAGGTTATTCCAAATGGCAACATCAATTACTTCCTCGAACGATATATCAAGCTTTTCAGCAATATGAACAACTTGTTTATACTGAGATAAGTTATCAACTACAATCTTGTCATAAGGCTTCTCTGAGCGATAATCATCCCTCAAATTATAAGCTTGCTCTGCAAACTTAAATGTAGGATACATCAAGAACTCCTCTCGAATCACTTACGGGCATCAATAGATGACTAAACTGCCCAATTATGTATTTAAATTAGGAATTGGTTTACCTCATACCTGACTACGAACAACCATATCTAATTTTTATACTAATTAACAGCACCTTAACTCATATGAATATTGGCTGATTTCACAGAAATGCATAATATTTCCACGTAGCACAAATGAATCAATTTCTATTGTAAATAAGACTTGTAATACCCGCTTTTATGGGCAAAAGAAAGGCAGGTCTAAATCTTTAAGTGCTGTATAAATCATCACCATAATTTAGTAGTATGGGACTATCATTTCGATAGGTTCATGGTGCTATATGAGAGTAGTTTGCACGGAGTGTGGCGAGAAAGCCCGCATACAAAAATCAAACCGTATTTCAGCGGGTTATAGCGATTTATATTGTAGTTGTAGTGACCCAGAATGTGGCCATTCCTTCGTAATGAACCTAGCCTTCAGCCATACTCTTAGCCCATCGGCCAAAACGACTTCTCAGTTAGCTTTTGAAATGGTTAAAGCTCTTGCACCCGATCAGCGCCAAGAGCTAAAACAACAACTCTCATTCCTCTAAAGATTAAACGCTGGACTATCTTCCTTATCGACCATCTCTATTAGCTGCTTAATTGTGGCTAACTTTTCTGGCTTCAATTCTTCTCTTTGGTCTGCAACCAATAAACTCATCAAATAAATACCTATATCAGCTCTGCTTTCACCTTCAGTGCTGAGTGCTACAGCATCTATAATGAACCCCATCGCTTGTAGGAATATGTCCTGTTGTTTTAATGACATAGCTCTACTCCAAACCAAAAGACTGTATGAATATACAGTACTTTTATAAATATTCATACAGTGTTTTTATGAAGCGAGATTCACCCCTCATTCTGATAACTAATCTGAGCTTCATATCAGCGGCCATTCAGCGGTTTCAGGAAAGAACGACAAATTAGGCTGTTCATATTCATAGTCGTCATCTTCTCCGGTTAGAGGTTTCTGCGGTTTAGCCTCAAAATCATCTAACCAGCTTAAATCTGGCTTGGGTTGATACTCTTCAACAAGCTGGGCAGAGCGAACCGTACCGCATGGCAAGTGCTCCGCAGGGCGGATTCTTATACTCGTTTCATCATCTATTCGAATTGAACTGCCTTGTTGCAGCGCGATTAAGACTGAACTGTCAATATTTGGCGGTAAACCACCACCTACTGAGTAAGGTTCCAATAATCGCTTAAGCTGATCGCTGACCTGTACTTTCTGCGGTTGCGTACAGTTATTGACAGAACTCCGAGAGGAATCAGAGATTCCAGAAAGAGCAAGATCAAGAGCAGGAGCAAAAGCCCCCGCTTCAGCTTCTACCGTTTCCTTGGAAGTAACTTTTTTACCTTTTAACCTCCATGTAATCGGGTTTTCGCTTGGCTTATCAAACTCGTAAACTGTTTCGGTGTTCTTCTTAGTTTTCTTTGTAATCGTCCAGGTTCTTAAACGTGTTTTCACAAGTTCACCTGAAGCGATAAAACCTTCAATTTTACGAACGTCTTCACCGTGCGGAGAAGCGAACGGCAACACTTCATAAGAGTTAGTGATAAGTAAATCTTCACGCTTAACGAATGGCCCCCCCTGCCCCATGATGTATCCCTTCCAGTCACCTTGATCGGCTGACTTCATCGTTTCAGATACGCTCGCATCATCAGTACTCATACGTGCTTCGTAATTATTTGAAATAACCTCAAGCAGCTCCGCATTCTTCATTGTACGAGCGGGCTTAAAAGGACCAACTAACTGGTAATGAGACATTAAATAGATATTGATGAGGTCTTCACGTTGCTGGTTAAAAACGTATTCCATAAACGCTTTTTTGTTTTGATTCGCTAAGCGGCGTAACTCACGATAAGTGGTAACTGGTGCACCACCAAAGAATTGGAATTGACGAATACCGTGGAGGCTTTTCCAGGCGCTAACGTTTTTGGCCATAGCTTGGACAGACTTACCCGTTTCGTCGGAAACCTCGCCATCCATTGCAAAACCATCAATGTTTTTAGAAATGTATTTAGCGATATAGCCTGTTGCCGTACCTTTTTCTGGATCTATCAATCCAAAATCACAACGAGGACGATAATTAAAAGGACCTTGAATAGATTGTTTCTTGGCCGCACGTTTTTCATTGCGGTCAAAGAAAGGGTAAAGTTCTCCCTTATCTTCCTTAATCGCATAGCGAATAAACACGTCACGCACTTTCGCTACATGTTCAGGTTGAACCCAAATCAACAAATGCCAGTGTGGCGTACCATCATGATGTGGCTCGGCTACACGAATACCGAACCAACGAACTTCATCACGGCCTAGCTTGGCGCGAATTCGCTGCCAAACATTATTCAAATACTCTTGAGCACCACGAGGGCTAGCCCCGTTCCAGTGCGGAATAAAGCCACCTTTCTTGTAGCTATTATGAAAAACGGAGGGAGTAGTAAGGGTTAAAAACAGGCCTTGAAGCTCAAGCATGTTGCCGACATCTTCACAGCCACGACATCGAGTCATTAGCTCATGGCGGCGAATTGCTGGGTTAGATACGCTTTTTAAAACAGGGTCAGAAAGTTCAACTTCTTCACCCGTTTCTTCATCTTTCAATAAACGCTGTTGAAGCGCTTCCCAGTTTTTCTTTTGTGTCTCTTGATGTTCTCGAATGCAGTCCCATGACGCATAAGGTGAAGCCTTAGCCGAGACTTGCCCCATAGCAATGGCTAGGTGTTCACGCATAATCTTACGAATGGATTTAAGGCGGCGAAACCACCACTTTTCGCAAACCATTCTTGATATGTCAGTGATTGCGCTTTCTGCGGTTTGCTCTTTGAATTTACGAGGCGGTGCAATACCAAATTCACGAACTAACGTTGCAACATCTTCATAAATAGAGGGAAGAGCTTCATCTAATTGTTCTTCTGTTTCTTTGCCATATTGAACGCCAATTATGCGTGCACGCTTATTTACGACATTAGAAATAGTGAAAGCCATATCACGCAGCTCATCGAGTTCTAATTCAGCAAGGATTCGAACTTTGACCTGCTTTTTTTGCTTAGTCTTTTGCTTTTCTGATAAATCAAAATCAAAGCCCAATTGATATTTATTAGATGTAAAGATGCTTACGTTAGAATTGAACTGCTCTTCGTCGTCTAATTCGTCGAGTCTTTTTCTAAGGGAAGCAACTTTTTTTGAATCCGGTAGGTGTTTATAACTATCCATAACAAGTTTCACGCGCTCACTTGCTGGGCGCATCTTTTCGCGAATGTATGAATTAGCCGCTTGAGCGCCTTGCTCTTTATGAGTTTCGATATAGCGCTTAGCAAAATACTTAGTTAAGTAACTTGGCAGGTCGGCAAAATACTCAGACAGCCACTCGGCATCCTCTGGGGTTTTATTTACCGAATAAAGCATGCGCTCTATTAGTGTTTGATTTTCTGGCTCTACGTGATGCGGTTGATATCCGCTAGGTAGGCAAGCAAGCCCTTCATCTATGGCAGGTAAAGGGCATAACCAAAAGCGATTTAATGGTTTAACTGGTTGATAGTAAGTCACTAACACTCATCCAAAAAATCTGGGGGGTTGCGTGTGATTTTCAATTGAACTTGGATAGACTCATCACCAGATAACAAAGTACCTAACAGCACTTCATTCTCTGAGTGATCACCTTCGAGCATTTCGACTAATAGAGTTTCAATGTAATCAGGCGCTTCAGCCGCAACTTTCTGTGCTTCGCTCATAAGCTGCTAAACTCCTGCGTATCCATGATCATGTGACCGCCAGTGTGATTACCTCTGATGATCACGCCTTTCAAGACGTGATGGCATTTGAACAACTCGCAAGCCGTATCAATCGCTGGCTCTCGTGATTCAAACTCACCTAGCAACACGTTCTTCACTTCGTTAGTTTCATCGTGGCGAACGACGCCGCCACCGTTATTAAGTGCAACTGCTACATAACTCAGCATCAGCCAGCCTCCACAGTTAGGTAGCCGTGAATAGGCTCACAGTCACGCCACCACATTTGCATAGTTGCGTTTTGGCTAGTGCTTTTGGTGCAGGCAGAAACAAAGAAGAGTGCGCGAATTGCGCCTAAAGCTTGAAGCTCGGCAGATAAGTCATTGGCTGTGTTGTAAACCACAACCCAGAAAACCCACCATGCCGTGATGAAGTCTTCAAGGCATAGCCCTTGTTCAGTGCCGTTCACGTTCACCAACATGGCACGAGTAGAATCCAGTTGAAGCATTTCACCTTGGCTTGAATCAACGCTATTAAATACACGAACGAACTGCTCAATTTTGCGAGAGGTAAAGCCTTCACCACGAAGGCCGTGCTCTAAATCTTTTCGGAATACGGTAATGATGCTCATGCTTACTTCTCCACCGCTTCTAAACAGAACTGCTCAAATTGATATAAAGCTTCATCATCAAAGTGGCCTAAATCACGAAGGCCAAGCATTTCAAGAAATAGATGGCGGTTACTCATATCTAGGTTTGCCCAATGGTGAAGTTGCGAAACTTGTTCAATTGAACCGTTGCGGTACCAGCTTGGGAATGAATGGCCAAAGAACACACGAGCGCGATCGCTTTCCATTGCTTCTTTGATATCGGCCAACACTTCTTCTTGTGGGCGGTGGGTTTCGATCGGCTCTTGCTTCTTTGCGATAGCGTCAAGTTGAATCAAAACTTGGTGTTGCTGCTCTTGATTACTTGAATTAAAGCGCTCTGCAATTTGGTTAAAAGACTGACTAAATAGGTGTTTTTCAATATTGCTCATCATCAATTCCTCAAATTTTGGATATAAAAAACCCTCCCTCTTTAAATCCTGTC